ACAACAACAAACGCCCACTTAGTCAGGCTTGAAACGGCTACGCCGTTTGTGCCTTATATCTCCGCCCTGAAGGGCAAAGTTTTACGGCACTGCTTGATAAAAAGGTGTTGACTTGTCCGGACAAGTAATATATCTTATTAGGCAAGCTAGGATTTTTACACAAAAATTCTCCTAGTTCTCTTTGTTGAGGCTTACTGTAAAAGGTAAGCCTTTTTCATTTTTAACGATTTTATAGCCGGTTGTTACAAGACAGCCGGCTTTTTTATTGGAAAATTTATGCCTTACAAACAGCCTGATGTTTGGGCGGCGATATGGTCGTGGATTAATACAAATATCGGTAATCAATACGTTACCGGCGTTTTGGCGGCAATCACTATGGCGATATTGCGCGCCTGTTTCTTACGCACTAAGAAGCGATTAATTTTCAAAGTAATAGACGCCTTAATTTGCGGTCTTCTCACTTATATCAGTATTCCCCTTCTTGAGCATTTTTGCGGTCATTTGGATTATGCCAACATTTTAGGCGGCGCAGTGGGATTATTAGGCACTGAACAAATTAGGGATTTTTTAATAGATTGGGTAAGCGGTAAAACGAAAGGAAACAACAATGAAGATGAGCGATAAAGGATTAGCCGCATTGCGATTTGATGAAGGCGAGAAACTTACCGCTTATCGTGATGTTGCAGGTATTTTAACGATCGGTGTTGGGCATACCGGGAAAGTAGACGGCGTGCGCATACACGAGGGAATGAAAATCACAGCCGGCAAATCAATGGAGCTATTACGACAAGATTTAGCGGTTAGTGAAAATTGCGTAAATTATTTTCTCAAAGGGAAAATCAATCAACACCAATTTGATGCGTTAGTCAATCTGGTTTTTAACATAGGCGCAGGTAATTTTGAAAAAAGTACCGTGTTGCGAGAATGTTTAAAAGGGAATTTCAAAAAAGCTGGTGAAGCGATCTGCTACTGGAATAAGGTAACCAATCCTAAAACCGGTAAATTGGAAACTTCACAAGGATTAAGTAACCGCCGAAAACGGACAAGATTAATGTTCGATCGAGGTGAATATGTTACCGCTTAAATTTAACTGGCGCTTAATCTTAATCTGCTTGGCCGTAGGTTATTTACTTTATAGCAATTACCTACTTCATCATTATGAGGTTACGACTAAAGCACAAGCGCAAGAAATTGAGTTGATTCAGAAAGAAAAGCAACAGTTAACGGCACAGCTTACTATTGAGCGCAACGCTACCGTAACGCAATTAAACCTTGAACAACAAGCAAGGGAGAAATCAGAAAATGACGTTAAAATCATTTACAAGACGTTATCGAATGACGCTTGTTCTTCTGCTCGTCTACCTGATGACGTTATTAGGCGGTTGCGCAACAAAACCGGTAATTAAGTATATGCCGCCGCCACAAGTTTATTTAATACCTTGTTCGCAAACTGAATTTAGCGGCAGTACTTACGGCGAAGCAATTATTTATTTAAGAAAGGTAATAGATGAGCGTGATATATGCGCAAGTAGGCTTAAAGGTGTGATTGATTGGAGTAAACAATATGGTGTTGTATTGGACGAAAAAGAAATTAATTAAAGATGGCTATACGCACTATGGCAGTTTGTGGGGGATACCTTGTTATATCAAAGATCTGGAAAGTGAAGCGCCTACTATTACGGCGGCATACTGGATACCTGATTGGGTGTTAACCGTTGCAGATAGTATTGTTTTCTTTATGGAAAGTATTATTTATCGTTACGATCCTTATTATGAGCCTTGTTTTAAGATTAGGATTAAAGGTGAGATTAAGTGAAAAGCACTAACCTTGAAATTGAATATCTTGATGTTGGTAGCCTAATTCCTTACGTAAATAACAGCCGCACACATACTGATGAGCAAGTTAAGCAGATTTGTTCAAGCATTAAAGAATTTGGCTTTACCAATCCGCTATTAATCGATGAAGATGGTGGCATTATTGCCGGCCACGGTAGATTGTTGGCGGCAGAAAAATTAGGATTAAAAAGCGTTCCTACCATTACCCTTAAAGGGCTTACTGAAGCGCAAAGGAAAGCGTATGTTATTGCGGATAATCAGTTAGCGTTAAATGCCGGTTGGGATATTGATGTATTACGGCTAGAAGTTGAAACATTGCAAGAAATGAATTTTGACTTACCTTTATTGGGGTTTGAAGACAAGTTTTTAGACGAATTATTAAATATCGATATTGAAATGCCGGATTTAGCGAGCGGTGATAAAAGCGCTTTCCAACAAAAAACATTTTCACTACACGATGAACAAGCTGCGGTGGTTGAAGAGGCGTTAACGAAAGCGAAACATATTCCTAGCATTGATACCGGTTTAAATGATAATTCAAATGGTAACGCTATTACCTATATTTGTGAGCAATGGTTAAAACAAAATGGCTAGCGCAAAAGATATTCTAGTAAAACCTATTAAATCGTCTGCTGCTAATGCACTTGTTAAAAAAGTACATTATAGCGGCAAGGTTGTACAGAACAGTTCATTACACTTTGGCGTTTTTCTAAACGGCAAATTAGAAGGCGTGATGTCATTTGGTTCGCCAATGGACAAAAGGAAAGTATTACCCTTAGTTAAAGATACTAAATGGAATGGAATGCTTGAATTAAACCGTATGGCGTTTAGCGATGTTTTGCCTAGAAACAGTGAAAGCCGGGCATTATCTATAGCGTTTAGATTAATTAAAAAACATTATCCGCACATTGAATGGATATTGTCATTTAGCGATGGCACGCAATGCGGTGATGGCACAATTTATCGGGCAAGCGGCTTTATTCTTACGCAGATCAATCCTAACAAAACCTTGCTAGAGTTTCCGGATGGCACAAGAATTGCCAATATGACGTTAACGGCTAACTGGGATAATTCTAGTGTTGCTAGCTTATGCCAACGATTAGGCGTCCCTGTTAAAGCTAGGAGTATAGGGGAATGGAGAGCTTTAGGGGGTAAGCCGTTGAAAGGCTTTCAATTACGATACATTTATTTTTTAAATCCAAAAGCTAAAGATAGATTGACTTGCGATATTCTCCCTTTTTCTGAAATTGAACGGATGGGCGCAGGTATGTATAAAGGGGTTAAAAAATAAAATTCAAGCGTGCGAAGTAGGCGACTATCTTGACCAAAGATAAGGCGGCGGTGCGATACCGACCCGCACGCTCCAATTTTTGAGTGGGTTTTATCAAACAGTGCCGTAAAACTCTGCCCTTCAGGGCGGAGATATAATGCATAGACCGTACAGCAGTCATATGTTAGACTGAAAAAGTGTATTAACAGGGATATGCTCAGGCTTTCTCAATGACGATACACTGTTCAGGCGAGGACATCGCCGTAGAGCTTGTGAAGTGAACCTCGTTAGAGGTCAGCAGCAAGAACCCACCGAGAGTAGCCCACGCAAGGCGTTGGAGCTGGTAGGAATCACCGTCCTTTAGGGCGGAGAGGATGTCAAAGTGTTAAATAAAAAAGCGACAAAACCTAAAATTGAAATCGATTTAGCTAAAGTTGAGGCTTTAGCCGCTAATGGCTTATCACAGCAACAGATTGCGGATAGCCTAGGCATTAGCGAACGCACATTACGCAATAGAAAAAAAGAAAGCGCTAGTTTTGCGGAAGCAATCCGCAGAGGGAAAAATAAAGGTATTGCTTACGTAACCAATGCTTTATTCAATAAGATTAAAAAAGGCAATGTTACGGCAATGATTTTTTACTTAAAAACACAAGCCGGATGGAAAGAAACACAGGTGAATCAAGTTACCGGCACGGTAGTAAATCAAAACGTTGAGATAACGGAAGACCGCTTTAAAGAGATTGCGGAGGAATTGCTAAAAGAGGTTTAAAAAAATGCGTGAGTTTAATAGCGAAGAGAATACCGTTGCTATTGAGCTTGCTAGAAAAGATTTATATTTTTTTACCCGTTGGATGTTTTTGCAGCGCACCGGCAGTCATTGGGTTAAAGCTAAACATCATCAACTAATCTGTAATGCGTTAACTAAAGTCTTTAACGGTGAGATTAAACGCTTAATTATCAACATACCGCCTCGTTACAGTAAGACTGAAATCGCCGTAGTGAATTTCGTGGCGTGGGCAATGGGGCAAGTTCCAGATGCTGAATTTATCCATTGTTCCTACTCTTCAGGCTTAGCTGTTAAAAACAGTTCCAATATCAGAACATTGATACAACACGAGGCTTATCAATCAATATTCCCTAACGTTACATTAGCTAGCGAGGCTAAAGCGCATTGGGAAACCACGAAAAGCGGTGTTTTTTATGCTACCGGTGCCGGCGGTACGATAACGGGATTTGGTGCAGGTAAAAATCGAAAAAGTTTTGGCGGTGCGATTATTATCGATGACCCTCACAAGGCAGATGAAGCGCGTTCTGATGTGATGCGGCAAAATGTGATCGATTGGTTTCAAAATACCGTTGAAAGCCGCACTAACGGCCCTGAAACGCCTATTATTGTGATAATGCAACGTTTACACGAGGATGACCTCTCCGGTTGGCTGCTAGATGGCGGTAACGGTGAGCAATGGGAGCATTTATGCTTACCGGCAATACAGGATGATGGTACAGCCTTATGGGAAGCTAAACACACAATTGAAAAATTGCGTGAAATGGAGCAAGCCTCGCCGTATGTATTTGCCGGTCAATATCAACAAAGACCGGCACCGCTTGATGGCGGTATCTTTAAACCAGGTCAAATTGAGATTATTGATGCTTTACCGGCGCAAATGAAAATTAAATGGTGTAGAGGTTGGGATTTAGGCGCAACAATAGGCGGCGACCCTACCGCCGGGGCAAAATTAGGCAGATGCGAAGACGGCACGTGGATTATAGCGGATATGGCGCACGGTGATTTACCGGTAGATAAGCGTGATGCATTAATTAAAAATACCGCTACATTGGACGGTAAATTAGTAAAAATCAGTATACCGCAAGATCCGGGGCAAGCCGGTAAAACGCAAGTAGTGAGTTTCTTAAAATTACTGGCAGGATATAGGGTTAGCACAAGCCCTGAAAATGGGGATAAAGTGACGCGCGCCGAGCCGTTTGCCTCACAAGTAAATGTAGGCAACGTAAAAATGTTACGGGGCGAATGGAATAACGGCTTAATTAATGAGATGCGGATGTTCCCTAATGGGAAACACGATGACCGGATAGATGCACTTTCAAGGGCATTCAGTGAGTTAATCCGGGGTTCAACATCATATTTTGGATAAATGGTTATGTTTTGGTTTAAAAAGAAAAAAGCACAACAGATTAATAACGTTGATGAAATTAAAAATGAAAACTACTTCATTGACGGGCGAATGGTCAAACAGCCTAATAAAATGTTCTTTTTAGACCAATTACAGGCTATTACCAACAAGAACAACAATATCATTAGCGAAGGTGATTTTGCGCAAGATAGCGATTTTAGCGCAATTAAATTAAACGTTAATCAACCTAATGCTATCAGTACTGAATTAGCTAATTGGTATGCGTCCAATAGCTTTATAGGCTATCAGATGTGCGCTATTTTAACGCAGAACTGGCTAATCAATAAGGCGTGTTCAATTCCGGCACGTGATGCCACTAGAAACGGTTATGATATTGTAAGCACTAACGGCGAAGAGTTGCCTACTGAAACCGTTAAATTATTACAGCGATACGATAGAAAATACCGGGCGTTATTTAATGCTGAACAATTTGTCAGAATGGGCAGAATTTTTGGTATCCGTATCGCATTATTTGATATTGAAACCGACGATCCGGATTTTTACGAAAAACCTTTTAATATTGATGGCGTAGAAAAAGGCAGTTATAAAGGAATTATTCAGGTCGATCCTTATTGGTGTACGCCGCAGATTGTATCTAATGAATTATCAAATCCTGCTAGCCGTTACTTCTATGAGCCTACCTACTGGCTGATCGGAGGTAAACGCTATCACAGATCGCATTTATTTATCTTCAGAAATAGCGAAGTGCCGGATATTTTAAAGCCGGTTTACTACTATGGCGGTTTACCTATACCGCAAATCATTATGAGCCGCGTATATACGGCCGAACGTTCAACAGATGAATCTTTAGGTTTGTTGCTATCTAAAAAAACAACCATATGGAAAACCAATATGGATATGTTTATGGCAGATGCTGAAACAAACGCACAGCGGTTACAAAACTGGATTGATACCCGTGATAATTACGGGATTAAAGTTGGGGATATTGAAGGTGATGAATTTCAACAATTTGACACTACTCTATCCGATCTTGATGAAATTATTATGACGAATTACCAGATTGTGGCGGCAGCGGCGAATGTACCTGCTACTAAATTATTAGGTACTTCTCCAAAAGGATTTTCTAGCGGTGAAGAAGAAACGAAGAACTATCACGAAGAACTAGAAAGCATTCAAGAACACGATTTAACGGAATTTATTGAGCGACATCATCAATTAGTGATTAAATCTTTTGCAGATGAGGAAATCGAAACCTCTATATCTTGGCGTCCGGTTGACAGCCCTACTGCTAAAGAGTTAGCAGAGCGCAATAAAATGAAAGCGGAAACCGCTAGCACGTTAGTAATGTGCGGTGCAATAGATGGCGAGGATGTCAGATCGGTTATTTCTAAAGATCCTGATTCCGGTTTCCACGATTTAGGCGAAAAGAAAAACAGCTTAGCGGATGATTTAGGCTTTAACGATGAGGAAGCACAGGCATTGAATGAGCTAGGTATCAATTATGAGGAAAGCGAATGAGTTACGGGGAAAACCGTTAAAAGTAGCCGTTTCAATAGGCAACGATTATAGCAAAACGATTAAGCTAGCAATGCGTGCCTTACATAAAGAAACGATGAAAAATGTAGCTGCTTGTTTTGAAGCTTATTCAATGGATGCTAAATATCCTAAATACGGTAGTTTACCTACACAATTAGCATTAGTGATTGGTAGATTATTGAAAAAATACCTCCCTATTTTTACGCATTTAGCAAAGCGCGAAACTAACAAGATGATTAAGCGCGTTGATAAAAATGCGGATGCTACATTAAAGATGAGTTTAAAGGCAATTAGTCAAGATTTGGCAATTAAAACTAATTACACCTCGCCTAAAATGAAAGACATCACTAAAGCTAGTGTTTCAGAAGCTGTAGATTTAATAAAAACCATTCCTAGCACTTACCTATCGCAAGTTAAGAAAGTTTCGTTACATTCCATTTCAAACAGCGGTAAAGGCTTTGCTGAACTGAAACCGTTTTTAGAAAAAATGTACAAAGGCAATGAGCGCAAAGCTGAATTAGTTGCGTTAGATCAAACGCGCAAATATTACCAGAACATACAAGCTGAAAAAATGCGGCGGTTAGGGATTAAAAAATTTGAATGGGTACACTCACACGGCGGTGATGTACCCAGACAAGAACATTTAGCGTTAGATGGAAAGGTTTTTGAATTGGATAATCCGCCTAAAATAGGGGTAATGTACGGACAAGATGTTTACGGCTACCCCGGTCAATTACCTAATTGCCGTTGCACAATGATACCGGTGGTGGATTTTGGAGAATAACAAATGACTAAATCAAGTAAAAGACTTAGATTATTGTATCTATCTGTAATGAGCCGTAGTTATGCTATGGATGATAAATGGATCACAGTTAAACCGAATGGCGAAGAGAATAAAGGTTCTCACGTAAAAATTTCAGATGATGGCAAAATCTTAGCCGGAATGGGTGGAAAATTTAACGGTGATAAAATTTCTGAAATCCGCAAATCATTTAACGGACCGAAAACGCCTAGAGGTTTAAAAAAACCTGAAACGACAGAATCTGTAGGAAAACAAGAAAATAACAGGACATCACTTTCTGAAAGAGAACAGTTACTTGAGCAAGTAAAGAATGTTTTGCCTAAAAATATGAGTTTTGAACAGGTTAAAAATTTGCCTGATAACGTTTTAAAATTTAGAATTAGGACTTACACAAGGCAAAAAGAAGAAGCCACCGCACATAAAATGGCTGTACAGCAAAACGCTGTACAAGCAACAAGCACAAATCAGACTGAAGTAGAAAAAACGCAAGAAACCAAACAACCTACAAGTAAGCGTTTAGATATGCTACTTAACTCACTAAATAAAAAACGTGAGGATGCTGAAGCTTATAGCGAGAGAATGCGGCAAGAAGCCAAAAATCGTATGGGACAACCTATCCACGCTAGTGAGCGCGGTATCCGCAACCGGTGGGAGCGAGAATATAATACGCTTTCTAATAAATTAGATAGTATTAAAAAGACGGAAAGAGCTATTGAAAGAGAAAAAGATTTAATTGAACGCGTAAACTCAACTAATCTACCCGATCAGATTAATCAAGCTATTCAATCCGGTGAATTATCTCAATGGCGTAAATACCCTAACCGCTTTTTTGTTAAAGGTGTTGAAAAGGGACGCATTATTTGGGATGAGAAAAAAGGTCAATTATTGGCTAGTCATTATCACGAAGTACCGGATGAACAAAAGCCTATTTTCAAAGAAGCCTTTAATAAACTTAAAGCAAGTTTAGCCGATCACGAAAAAGCATTAGCCGAGAAAAAGAAAAATATAGGACAAAGCACATACCTTAATTTTGGGGACGATATTGGAGAGATTGCTGATGCCAAAAGAAAAGGAATGAAATATAGCCGTGCTAAAGGTTTATATTATTTTCCTAAAGGCGTTGAAATGCCTGAAGAATATCGAAAATACGCGATCAACAATAAACAAGATAAACCTACACAAGAGCAAACTTCACAAACCGCAGCACAGGACGAAAAAGAAACCGACGCTAATGGTTGGTTTGAAGTGAGAAACAACCCTCTTTCAAAAGAGGGTGTTTTTTTATATAGCGGTTCTCAAATTACATTACCTGATGGCTCTAGTCCGCCAGACCCTAATAAGATGTATCGTGTTTATAGACCGGCAGAGGAATTAGAGAAAGCGGTAGATACGTTTAAATTAATTCCTTGGGTAGATAACCACGCAATGTTAGGTAGCGAGGAAATAGGCTACACGCCGGCTGAACGTAAAGGCGTTAGCGGTGTTATAGGTGAGGATGTTTATGTAAAAGATGGAACGCTATACGGCAATATCAAAGTATTTTCTGAACGGTTTGCAAAGCAGATCGAGAAAGGGAAGAAAGAATTGTCATTAGGTTATCGTTGTCGTTATGAGTACAAGCCGGGCAAATGGAACGGTGAGGCTTATGATTATATACAACGAAATTTAAGAGGTAACCATTTAGCCCTTGTTGATAACGGGCGAATGGGTAGTGATGTCCGTGTAATGGATAGCGCTGATGAGCTGGAAAATACAGGGCATTTTACATTTACTTGTGATTCAACAATGGAGCATTTAATGAACGAAGAAGAATTGACCGAACAAGTCAAAAAACTAGTTTTAGCAGTAGCCGAATTAAAGAAAGCTAGAGAGGGCGCACCTGATGAAGCATTACCGCCTGATACTGAAGATGAGGAAGAAGATGGCGCACCTGATGATTTTCCATTAGGTGAAGATTTAGATGAAGAGGCTGAAAAAGTTGAAGATGAGGGAGATGATGGTAAAACCGATCAAGAGAAGATGTTAGATATTATTGAAAATCTCGCAAACCGTGTATCTAAACTTGAACAATCCTCAAGTACTGATGAGGATGAAGAAGGTGAAGAAAATACCACTGAAGATGAAGATGAAAAAGAGGATGTGAAAGCAATGGATGAAGCCGCTATTGTGCGCAAAGTAACTAAAAACATTACTGAACGCAATGCACTATATAAACGCGTTACCCCTCACGTAGGAGCATTTAACGTTAGTGCAATGGATAGTAAAGCAGATGTTGCCGCCTACACTTGTAAGAAATTAGGTGTAAAAGTGGCTAAAGGTAATGAAATTGCGTTTGTTGAAGGATATTTAGCGGCTAATAAAGCGCCTAAAAATCAAAAAGCGGTTTCTGTAGCACAAGACGGCTTTTCAAATCCTAATAAATTGTTTTTCAAAGACCAGCTATAAAAGGTGACAAAATGGCATTTCAAACAAAAGTAAATATTGAGCAAGGCTTTGGGGTAAGCGGAGATATTCATTTAGACTCCCCTACCCGCACCGAGTCATTAATTATTGATTCAAAAGGGGCAGCGCCTAACATTGTAGGTTATGCGTTCACTAAAGATGCTAAGACTAACATTGCTAAGGTTGGCGGCGAAATTGCGGCAGGTCGTGTGTTTGCCGGTATTTTAGTTAATTCAAAAGAATATCCGTTATATGGTACTGCCAAAGGTGCATTAGAGCCGTCTTTAGCGATTGCGGATGGTATTCACGGCGATATGTTAACTATGGGCGATATTGTTGTTCAGGTAAGCACTAAATGCGATATTGGTGATTTAGTGGTTTATGACAACACTACCGGCGCATTATCTACCGTTGCGGCAGGCACTGCTGAAGCTGGATCGGGTAAAACCTTTGTACCTAATGCCGTTGTTTACCGTTATCCGGTAACCGCAAATGGTGGTTTAACTGTTATCCGTTTAACTAACTAAGGAATGAAACATAATGCAACAATTATCACAGAAAAAACAAGCTATTAGCGGACGCACTTTTGCCGATCGTTTATCAAAAAATAAACCGGTCATTGCAATGGACTCCGCAGATGTAGAACGTTATAAAGATTTGGAACATTTAGGGATCGGCTTTACTGATAAATACTTGCGTGATGCGCCGGATGTTTACAGTATGGATGATGTTCAAGGCGGTGTTTATACGCCTAGCGGTGGTGCGCCTATTCAGTTTTTACAGACCTTTTTGCCGGGTTTCGTGCGTGCAGCATTAGCCCCTCGCAAAATTGATGAGATTGTAGGTATTCAAACAATCGGGGAATGGCACGATGAAGAAGTTGTCCAACCTGTACTTGAAACTTTAGGGGATGCCGTACCGTATGCCGATCTTTCTCCTGTTCCATTATCTAGCTGGAACGCAGCATTTGAGCGCCGTACTGTAGTGCGTTTTGAAAAAGGGATTAAAGTAGGCACATTGGAAAGCGCACGTGCTAGCGCAATGCGTTTAGATAGCGCAAGCGCAAAACGTACCGCTGCGGCTAATGCGTTGCATATTCAACGTAACTTAATCGGTTTTAGAGGTTATAACGATGGTAATAGCCGTACTTTTGGTTTACTCAACGATCCGTCGTTATTACCTTATGAAACGGTAGCGGATGGCGCAGCCGGTTCTCCTAAATGGAGCAAAAAAACCTTTTTAGAAATTACAGCGGATTTACGTAATGCGTTCACACAGCTTGAAATCCAATCTAACGGCGTAGTAGATGCACGCAATACCCCTACTGTATTAGCATTGCCTACCGGCGCAAGTAACTTCTTATCAGTAGTTTCTGAAATGGGTATTAGCGTTGAGCAATGGTTAACTGAAACTTATCCGAAAAACCGTCGTGTTACCGCACCGCAATTCCAAAAAGCTAACGGCGGTGCTGATGTGTTCTACCTCTTTGCGGAGGAAGTTTACGGTGATGATTCTGATGATGATAACCGCGTATTTATTCAAGTTGTACCGGCGACCTTTATGGCGTTGGGTATTGAAAATAAATCGAAAGGTATCGTTGAGGATTATACCAACGCAACAGCAGGGGTAATGTGTAAACGACCTTATGCGGTTTACCGAGGCACCGGTATTTAATTTAAAACTGTAACAACAAGCCGCCTTAGTGCGGCTTTTTTATTTTCTTGAGGAGATTAATTTATGGCTTACGTTTATTCAACACTTACCGCAGACAATACTTATGTGATTTATGCCAAAGGTGGCGCAGATTTAAAAGTGAGACAACACGCTATCACAATTAAAGGTGGCACAGGTTTGGCGGACAAACGCTTTATTACACCGCTAGGCGTTGCTACACAAGTTAGTGATGAGGATTTAAAGCTGTTAGAGGCTAATGAGGTCTTTAAATTACATAAAGACAACGGCTTTATCGTTGTACAGGAAAGCAATAAACAGGAAGACCCTGAAAAAGTAGCTAGTGATATGGCAACACGTGATGAAAGTTCTCCGGTTGCCCCTAGCGATTTTGAAGTAGATGACGATCCTGATAGCACCGTTATTAAAGTTACTACTAATACCCGTAATACCAATAAACGCAATAAACGCTAGGAGTTAAAAATGGAAATTGCAACATTTAAAAAGATGTTTTCAGTATTTGAGCAATCGGATGATGAAACAATTTCACTATGGGCAGATGTTGCAAATACCTTTTTAAAAGAAAGTTGGGCGTTAAGCGGAAAAACCTTTGAACACGCGCACTTGCTTTTAACGGCGCATTTATTGCACTTGGCTACTAAAGCTAATAGCGGAAGTGAAAACGGCACTACCGGCGTTGTAGCAAGTGCAAGTCAAGGCAGTGTAAGCGTTTCATTTAGCACGCCTCAAACTTCTAACGGTTGGCAGTATTGGCTATCTACTAGTCCTTACGGTTTGCAATTATGGGCATTACTTAAACAGTTATCCGCCGGCGGTTTCTATATAGGCGGATTGCCTGAACGTAAGGCAGTTAAAAAGGTAGGCGGCGTATGGCTTTAGATAAGTTTAAGCAAGCGTTGCAAGCAAGGTTAAAGCAAGCGCAATCTATCAAAAATAAAGTAGTGAAAGTAGGTGTAGTTGAACATCAACACTATGATGATGATACCCCTGTAGCTTTAGTTGCGGCAGCACAGGAATATGGTACAGAACATATTCCTGAACGACCATTTTTCAGACCTACCATTGCGGAAAATAAAAGTGATTGGCAGAACACTATCATTAGAGCGATTGTTAATGGTGGTAATGGCGAACAAATCCTTGAAACAGTGGGGATGATCGCAGCAGGGCAAGTACAAAAGACAATTGCAAGCATTGATACTCCTCGCCTTGCCACATCAACCTTGATCGCACGTAACCGTAAACGGCACAAAAACGGTAGGAAGCCAAAAGCTATATCAATTAAGCCGTTAATAGATAGCGGATTAATGATGGCGTCTATCACGTATAAAGTAGCAGATAAAGGGGATGAGTAATGGATTTGCATACGATAGCCAATAATGCGATCACAGTAGTTAATCCTAATATTCCAGCCGTATTAAAACTTAATGAGGGTTATACGGTAGATGATACCGGCGCAAGGATAGCTAAATTCTCACAAGTTAATGTTGAGATACAGGCGCAAAGTTTAAGCACTGCGGATTTATCGTTATTTGATACATTGGCGCAACAAGGGCAAATGCTAAATGTTTATATTTATGGGCAAATACACGCTTTACGGCGCATATCGCAACAGGGGGCGGACACGTTAACGTTTAAAGCATTTGGCGAGGATAAGCCGTCTGAATGGCTAATTAAACAGGTGGCGGAATCATTCCCTACTTGGTGCAAGGTGGTAGTATGGCGGCAGAATTAGAGGTAACGCACAACGATATTTATAGGGATGTGCGAGCATTATTATTAGATCTTTTTCAATTACCCAGTGAAAATGTAATTAGAGGGTATAGTAATAATGTTCCTCTCCCTAACGGCGATTTTATCTTGATGAATATCATTAATGAAACCGATCTCTCTACTAACGGATGGTTTTATTTAAAAGAGGCTAATAAGGTCGAGGCATTACAAAGCGTTGAAGTCTTGTTACAAATTGATTTTTACGGCAAAGAATCGGCTAAAAACGCACGTATTTTTTCTAACTTATGGCGTGATTTTTACAGTTCTGAACGGTTAAAAGTATGCCAACCGTTATATTGTAATAATCCTAAATACTTACCTTTCACGAATGAGCAAAACCAATATGAAGAGCGGTATATGGTTGAGGCTTATCTAACGTACATTCCAGTAGCAACCTATAATCAAGATTATGTTGATAACGTAGGTGAAATTAATCTCAATAAACTATAAAAGGAGCAAATATGTTCAAATCTATTCCGGCGTCTCAAATCGTTAGTGTAAATCCGGCGATTTTAAGCGCAGGTGGTAACGCATTATCACTTAATGGGGTTTTTATCTCAAAGAATAAAAACTTACCAACGGCGCAAGCGGTTGAATTTCCTAATGCTAGTGCGGTGGGTGATTATTTTGGCTTAGATTCAGATGAGTACAAAGCCGCACAAATCTATTTTATGGGGTTTGATAATTCCTCAATTAAGCCTAGCAATATGATTTTTATGGCTTACAACGAAGCCGCAGAAGGTGCTTTTTTACTGGGGGCGTCATTGAAAGGAATGAAACTCACAGCATTAAAGAAAATTAGCGGCAATTTAACTATTAGTATTGATGGTACAACCGCCAATGAAACTAATATTGATTTAAGCGGTGTAACCAGTTTTTCAGATGCGGCTACCAGTATCGGTAATGCGGTATCTACCAGTATCAGTGATGCGGTCGTTGAATTTGATACCCAATTACAGGCTTTCAAAATTAGTGGCGGTAAAACAGGAGCAACATCAGAAATTAGCTTTGCTACTGGCGATGTGGCAGATGCATTAGGATTAAGCGAAAAAGCCGGCGCAATTATCAGTTTAGGTAGTGATGCAAGTACACCTACAAGTGTAATGGAAGCTGTAACCAAATCAACATTAAACTGGGGCACATTTACGACTATTTTTGAGCCGTCTTTAGAAGATAAATTAGCTTTCGCACAATGGTCTAACGCACAAAATAACCGCTTTATGTATGTACCTTGGGGGTTTGAAGCAGCGGCAACACAAAACGGAAATATCTCCTGTTTTGGTGCGCAACTGAAAGAAGCTAAATATAGCGGCGTATGTTGTCCTATTTATGGGGGATTGGATAAAGCGGCGTTTATTTGCGGCACTACTGCGGCAATCAACTTTTCTGAACGTAGAGGGCGTATTACCTTTGCTTTTAAAGGGCAATCAGGATTAAAAGCAGATGTTACAGATGCAACGATTGCTAAAAACCTAGAGGGTAACGGTTATAATTACTATGGTGCTTGGGCAACAGCAAACGATCGCTTTTTATTCCTCTACCCGGGCAAGATGTCGGGCGATTGGGATTATATGGATACGTATGTAAACCAGATCTATTTAAACAGCCAATTACAATTAGCGTTAATTAATATGTTACTGATCAATAAAGCCGTTCCATACAATGCGGAAGGTATCGCAATGCACCGGGCAGCGTGTAGCGATCCAATCAATGAAGCATTGAATTTTGGATCGATTCAAATTGGCGTAACGTTATCAGAACAGCAGAAAAATGCGATTAATAACGCTACCGGCATTGATGCAGCCGCATTGGTAACCGCACAGGGTTACGCTTTATATATCGGTGAAGCTACCGCACAGGCTAGAGCTATGCGCTCTACTTATCCTATGAAGTTATATTACGCAGACGGCGGAAGCGTTCACTCCATCAACTTATCTAGCGTTGCAGTTCAATAACGCAAATCAAACAAACCTATCAACAAATCTATAAGCGGCATTTGGTAAATCACTAAATGCCGTTTTTTCCATATTCTAAAAGGTGATTTTTAATGCGTACAAATAAAGTTAAAACACTTACATCAACTAACAGCGTATTGTTGTTACGTTCAAGCGGCTTTAATGACAATTGGGTCAAGATTGAGCAATACGCCGCAGACAATGCTTTTGATTTTGGTCAAGGTGCTATCGCAGAAACATCAATGGGCGTAGATGGCGTACAATCAGGCGGATTTACACCGTATGAGGTCGATTTTAATGTTCACTTACAAGCCAACTCCCCTAGCCGTGATTATTTCGATCAAGCAATCAACTATTTCAACAATCAGCAAGAGGTCGCCGCATTTGATATTTCTTGTGAAATTCCATCAATCCGCAAGCGTTATCAAGCAACAGGCTTTTTAACACAGGTAATTACCGGCACTAACGCTAAAAAAATGTTGGAAGCCGCCAATTACACATTCAAGATTGTGATTCAATCAATTGAAGATATTTAATTTTACTCCTAGCCGCTTACGTATTTTGTAGGCGGTTTCTTTTTTTTGAGGTGAAAAAATGAGCTTAAAAACAAAAGAAATTATTATTGAAAGCGGTAGAGATAAAGGCACTAAATTTATTATTGAAGAAATGCCTATTGCTAAAGCGGATAAATGGGCAATGAAACTCTTTCTAGCGTTATCCGGTGCAGGATTTGATACAAGCAATCTTAATAATGGGATGGTATCCGTTGCCGGTTTAACGGTTGCGGTATTGAAAAATCTACCGGAAGAAAAAGTCATTGCTTTAGCAGATGAATTACTTGAATGCGTGAAAATCGTACCGGATGGCGGACGACCTAGAGCGTTAAACCTTAATTTCAATGATATTCAGGATGTAACTACATTATTTAAGTTACGTATGGAGGTATTGAAATTACACATTGGTTTTTTGCTACCCGGGAATACCCGGATTTAGGCGTAACGCCTCCATCACAAAATGAGGGGTATTTAAACTTAAGTAATATTTGCGGTGCTTTAATTTCCGCAAGGCTTGCTACTTTGCACGAGTTACAGACCATTTATAGCGTAGAAGATGCAATGGATTTAATGGAAGTACTAAGCGTTGATAACTATAACGATAGGATGATGAGAAATGTCAAACATAATTGATTCGCTTTTCTTTGAATTAGGAATTACCGGCGATTTTGAAAGACAGGTTAATGATGCCTTAAAAAACTTAAATGATTTTGATACAGGCGTTAAAAACACCGAAAAAACCGCAGATAATTTAGGGAAAAGTGCGAAACAAGTAGGCGGTATTTTCTCACAACTAGCACAATTATTCGCAAAAGGTGCTGGATTTGATGCTATCGCAAAGGACGTTAGTATTGCCAATGATGAACTTAAGGCGTTAGCTAAAAATCTAGGCTTGAACGCAGAACAATTAGCGGCGTGGGAACATTCCGCTAATTTGAATAACGGTTCCGGCAAAAGCACTATTAATTTCATCAAAAATCTATCTAACAATTTAATGCGTGATGCCACAGAGGGCAATAAGACCGTATTAAATATGCTTTCTGAATTAAATGGTCAATCGGATGAAAAGATAGATATATTTAATGACGATCACACTGTAAAAAAAGCAGATGATATTTTGCTAGAGATGGCGGACAGATTTAGCAAAATGGATCGGAATAAAGCCTATTCCATTGCCTCTAAAATGGGTATGGATGATGGCTTATTTAACACGTTGGCAGAGGGCAAGGAAAGCGCCGCTAGCAAGTTAAACATTGCAGGATTAGATCTAGAGCAAAAGAAACGCAGCGAGCTTGAAAAGCTAAAACAACAGGGCGAAAAGCAAAGCCAAAAAAACGTTAAAGTAGCCAAAGATTTACTAGAAGCCGTTACTAAATTCACTAAAGTGTTAGGGGCTTTAGGCACAATGGTAATGGCTGGCGTAGGATTTGAGCGATTAATTGAAGATATGGCTAACTTCAATAAAGAGCTTGATAACACTAGTAAAAATATTGGCGTAACCTCAACCGCTTTAACTAATTGGCGAGGTGCAGCAGCATTAGCCGGCGGCTCCGCAGAGGGAATGACTGGCTTTCTAGGTCAATTACAAAACAGCTTTAACCGCCTAGCAATAATGGGCGACACCTCCCTAGTCCCTGTATTTAATGCCTTTGGCGTAGGCGTGCTAGATGCCAACGGAAAAGTGCGTGATTTAAATGATGTACTATTGGATTTATCCGCTAGTATGTCAAAAATGGATCGGGTTCAAGCGCATACCTTAGCACAATCATTAGGTATGGATGACGGTACATTTAACCTATTGATTCAAGGTCCTGAAAAAGTAAACGCTTATTTAACTAAGGTAAGCAGTTTATATAAATCTACTGAACAAGATTTAGCAACATCACAAAAACTAACGGAATCAATTAGTTATATCAATGAACAATTCAACGCCTTGAAATTAATGATTGCTAATGCCGTAACGCCGGTATTGGTTAATATGGCGGATTATGTTACTGAATTCTTTAATTATCTACAGAAACACGAGGGCTTAGTTAAAGGCGTATTTTACGGATTTGCTACAGCTTTATCCGTTGCGTTGATACCTACTTTAATCACGGCAGCCGGCGCAGCGTTAGCGTTTATGTCGCCGTTTTTACTAACCATTTCAGCAATCTTAGGAGTGGCAGCCGCAATAGGCTTACTTTATGATGATTATGTAACTTGGGCTAATGGCGGCGAAAGTTTATTTAATTGGGATGTCTTCATAAAATGGATTAAAACCGCCAACCTTTCGATAGATAACCTTAAAAGTGCGATTTCTTTTTTAATAACCGGTTATAAGGATTGGGGCAAGGCACTTCAAGCCGGCAAAGATTGGCTAGAATTAAAAGGCTTTACTAAAAACGGTGAGGTATCTATTTCATCATTGGCAACAGGTTTCAGCAATCTTGCTAAAGATTTATGGAATACCCTACTACCGGCAATTAAAGCGGTAAGCGGCGCAGTAAGTAAAATGCTAGATGGCGATTTTAGCGGCGCTTGGGAAGATCTTAAAAATTTAAGTGTAAGTGCGTTTAACGGCGCAACTGATTTATTAAAAGAAACCGCTAAAGATGCAACGGACAGGCTTTCGGGGTTTTGGGATGTTTTAACAGGACACGATCCTGAAACTGACAAAAATTCACTTACTCAAAACAAAGAGAATTTATTAAATAATTCTACTTTAAACGAGCAAACTGAAATTTTGGCGAGGGCGGTTTCTCACGGTGAAGGGAATTACAACTCTGTTAATAGAGGCTTAGTTAACGGCAAAAATCTAGGTGCGTATGAAGAAGATTTAAGCCAACTAACTGTTAACGAGATATTAGCTAGAAATGCATTACCTGAAAGCGATCCTAGAAGAATGAATGCGGTAGGACGCTATCAAATTATTAATAAAACGTTAAAAGATTTGGTAAAACAGTTAAATTTAACTGGTGATGAGTTATTTACGCCTGAATTGCAAGACAAGCTATTTTTAGCTTTATTACCTAAATCAGCTAAAGCATATGTTAGCGGTAAAAGCGATAATAAAGTGCAAGCACTAACAGATATGGCTAAAGTATGGGCAAGTATTGGCGTTCCTGTTGCAATGCAAGGTAAACACAGATTTGTTCAGGCGGGCGAAAGTTATTACGCCGGTGATGGTGGAAATAAATCAAATAAACAATCATTATCTCTTGTTACTGCGGCATTGGATGGAGCTAGAAACGCACAAAGCGGATTAGGTCAAATCAGTAAAGAATATAACATTAGTAACAATACTGATAATTCCCAGTATGTTACTAATAACACTAACAATACTGACAATTCTCAACGCAACGATAATTCACAGTATGTTACTAATAACGATGGCGATACTCAAAACAGTACTGTTATCAATCAGCAAGAGAAGACTATTGAGGTAGCTAAACGGCAAGAAAGCGATGCAGCATTGCTAACTAAAGGGATTAATACGCTTATTAATCTTGCTAATAAGCCGTTTGTAGGGGAAGAGATAGCACAAGCCGCCAACAAAGCACAACCGCATATCGCAGCGATGACTAACCTTGCGAGAGGTCAAAATGTAGTCAATAACAATCAAACAGAAGTTGCAATCAATGGAAACATAGTTGTAAACTCTACTTCTCCAACAATTAGCGGTACAGTGGGCGATGCGATGGAAGGCTTAAGTCGCAGAATTGTCGTGCTTAACCGCAATAACTATGGGCTAAGCTAATGTTAAAAAGATTAATTCCTTTGTGTGTTATTACATTAATTTCAAATAATGCTTTTTCGGATGAAAACCTATTTTTTTGCGAGACAGAAAACGGGAAAAAGATTTATTTATCAAAAGATAATGAATTTTTTACTTATAAGGCAATAAATGCAAAAACAGGCGAGAAGGAATTAATCTTTAAAAATAGAATTTCGGATGTTAGAGAGATCACTCCAGAAGATTATCAATACACAGGACGAAGCTTAAACTATTCATATGAAGTAAAAAACGGAAGCTATTCATACGTTTTAACAACATCAACTGATAGAATTACTTTAGAGAATAGTTCATATATAACGATTTTAAAAAACGGCAAGGACATTAAAGAGCTAATCTGTAAAAATAACCGGAATAAAGAAGAAAGTATAAATTTTGATACTAAAAATGAAGAAGAAATTATCTACCAGGAAGGAACTTACAAAGTTGGCATAGATATACCTGAAGGAGAATATAAGCTAATTGAAACAGATAGTGATTTTGGTGGCTTTTATAGGGTATATCTAAATTCTGGCGATAAATTAGGATCTATTGTAACAGGCGGTTCATTTAAGCGGATGACTTATGTTACTGTTAAAAAGGGGCAATATCTTGAGTTATCAAGATGTAATGCGGAAAAAGTAAACTAGTCTAGATAAGTTTAATTATTATGAGTAACAATACTGATATCAACAATGGAAGAAAAAGATCTACTGCTATTTTGCTTGCTTTATTTACAGGCTTTGTAGGCGGTCATAAATTTTACTTAGGCAGACCAATTCAAGGAATTTTATGTATTTTATTGGTTTTTAGTGGCTTAAGTTTTTTATGGGCTATTATTGACGTATTTAGATTAATTTTTATGAGTAATGAAAAATTCAATCTAAACTACAACACGGTAAATAACGATAGCGGATTAAAAAAACGGAGCTATATAGAAACTATCATTGTAACTTGTTTTGTTTTATTTAATATTGTTATGGCGGTCTATTTATTCTCAATTTATGATAGAGCCGGATTAATTATTGGGGATTGGAGTCAAATTCCATTACTGGCGATCCCTTTTGTAAAAGCACAGATTGATGATACCATTTTAAAATGGATCGCCGGTGATATTATTCTAGGATTGTTTCTATTCTTCATACGAAAAAAGAAGTCTAACTAAATCATCATTAGATAGCGTTTTGATAAAAGACGCTATCATTTCTTCTAAAAACGCCGTTTCGCAATCATTCGCACCGCAGATAGATAACTGTTCATCAATCCTTGATACGATTTCATCAATACCTAGCATTTCGATTAGCGCATAATCTTGATCAATCAACCATTGCTTAAATTTCAGTTTCATACTTTCCTCCTCGTTTTTTTGCGATGTTATCAATAAATTAAATGTGATGTTCTAGTTACGTATCAAAAGTGCGATCGTGATTCCAAAAATGAAAAAAAAGAGGTTTTTATGTGGAATTCTATTGGCATTCCTAGCGTTCCGGGCTTACCTAGTAACATAGGTAACGCTGCCATAAAAATGGGTGGCGGATTACTAATTAATGCTATTTTTGGTAACTATTGGGGTATTTTCGATCAGAACGGCATACCGCTTTTATTAGCGGATAACGTTAAATCCGTTAAATATAAAAATACCTCAAAAGTATCTACCGCACCGCTAGAAATGGGGTCATTTACTAACTATAACAAAGTAATAGAGCCTTATAGCGTGGATGTCATAATGACTAAAGGTAGCGGTGGCGTAGTAGAGCGAAGCGCATTTTTAGGCTTGCTTGACACGTTTGCCAACAGCACTGATTTATTTATGGTAATAACTCCTGAAGCTATTTACCCTAATTGCAATATTACAGGATATGATTATTCGCGCGAGCATAATGATGGCGCAAGGCTTTTAAAAGTAAATATTCATTTACAGGAAATTAGAGAGGTTAAGGCGGAATACACTGAAACGAAAGCGGATACCTCAAGCAGTATACAAAAACAAGGTAAAGTATCGCCTACAGAAATACCTAATAACAGTGCTAACAAATCAGCATTGAAGCAAATGAGTGAAGGGCTTAAAAGCGGCATTGATAGCATTAAGAACATTTTCAAGGGGCAATAATGGCAATCTATTCAATACCGTTAAAAGCAACGCCTAATCAAGAATTGATAGTTAACTTAGGCAATCAAAATATAGGCATTACGCTAATCACTAGAAACAATAATAGCCTGTATATTTCGGTAACCGCAGATAGTGAAACTATCATTAATAACCGCATTTGTCGGGCCAATCAGCCTTTAATTGACGCGCAATACAAGCCTATCAATGGGGAATTGATGATTGTAGATAAGCTAGGGGATGCCGATCCTGTATGGCAAGATTTAAATAGCCGTTACATACTCTACTGGATAGATAAAGATGAGTTTTAGCAAAAAACGATTAAAAGTTACATTATATTTAGGCGAAAAAGACAAGGCTTTTGATGATAAAGGCAATAATACTGTTACGTTAGAAAATTTTAGGGTATCAGCGCAAATACAAAGCGGAAACGGTCAAGGCGTATCACCTACCGCTAAAATAATGATATGGGGGCTATCTCAAAATATCATTAATCAAATCACTAAAATCCATTGGAACACGGAACTATCCAATTTAAATAGCGTAAAACTAGAGGCGGATAATGGCGATGGTATCTATCACGTGGTTTATCAGGGTACTATCTCTTTTGCTTACCCTAATTTTGGTAGCGCACCGGAAAATATCTTAACGATTGATTCAGTAACCGCATTAAATCATCAGGTAGTACCGGCAAAACCTATCAGCGTAAACGGCATAGCGGATGTAGGGAAAATCATTGAGACCATTTGCAATAATATGGGAATGCGATTTGAGAACAACGGAGTAGATTTAAAATTATCAAATCCTTACTTACCGCAAACCGAGTTAGAAAAAATACGCCGCTTGTGCGAAACCGCTAATTTTAGCTTGTATATCGACAAAGATACGATCGCTATTGCGCCTAAAGACCAACCTAGAAAAACAAAGGTAGCGTTATTATCGCCTAGTACCGGCTTGATTGGCTACCCTGTCCCTAATTTACAAGGTATCACATTAAAAGCGCTTTACGAACCGAGTGTGATTTTTGGCGGCGTGATTGAGGTTAAAGATAGTTTAATTGAGATGGCTAACGGACAATGGCGTGTTTTCGGCATTACGTACTATTTAGAAAGTGAATTACCTAATGGCAGGTGGGAGATGGAAATTCAATGCGCCAACTTAACAGGAGGGGCTAAAGTTGCAAAATAACAATTACGGATTGATGAGCGTTGAGGAAATATTTAACGGTGATGGTAATTTTCAAATATTACAATTAATCAATCGTATTCAAACCGTTACTTTAGTTTTGGTTAAAGCCGTAAATGCTACCGGTGTAAATCCTGTAGGTACAGTGGATGTACAGCCTATGGTGGCACAGCTTGACGGTCAGGGTGGCATACACGAACACGGCATTATTTACAACATTCCCTATTTTAGGCTACAGGGCGGAAAAAATGCGGTAATTATCGATCCGCAAGTAGGCGATATAGGGATGTGCGGATTTTGTAGCCGTGATATTAGTTCCATTAAAAACACGAAAAAGCCGAGTTCACCTCAAAGCCGCCGCAAGTTTGATTATGCGGACGGCTTATTTTTTGGCGGTTTTTTAAACGGCACCCCTAATCAATATATCTACTTTAAAAATGGCGGAATAGATGTTATTTCGCCGGGCGTGATTACGTTGCGATCTAGTAAAGTGATTATTGATGCGCCGGTAGAAACGACCTCTACCATAACATCATCAGGCGATATGATAGCCGGCGGTATTTCGCAACAAAACCACACACACCCGGGCGATAGCGGCGGCACAACAGGAGCAGCACAATAATGGATACGTTATTTTTACACCCCGATAAATGGGATTTAGCGGTAGATGATGCCGGTAATATTGCGCTTGCTAAAGACCCTTATTCAAAAGCGCAAGACGTGGCTAGCGCAATCAGGTTATTTAAAGGCGAGTTGTATTACAACACAACGAAAGGCATACCATATTTTGATGAGACGCTAGGTAAAAAGCAATCTTTTGCATTGTATCAATACCGTTTAGAAAATGCGGCGTTGAGCGTTCCGGGCGTAGTGCGCGTAAAAGCAAAACTAGGCAGCAATGATAATAGAAATTTAACAGGTCAGGTATTTTTTACCGATCAGCAAGGTAAGGAGTTATCAATAAATCTATGAGTATACCCAATATTAAATTTACGCCGGAAGGCTTAGTTTTACCCACTGAACAAGAGATTTTAAACGCTTTATTTGATGTTTTTGACAAGGCGTTTAGCACAGAGTTAAACCGCAATTTAGAAACGCCACAAGGGCAAATCATTACCGCTTTAACAGCAATTATAGCGGATAAAAATAATCAGATTGCGTGGTTGGCAAATAATCTAGATCCATTATACAGCGATGGCAGGATGCAAGATGCGATCGGGAATATTTATTTTTTAACACGTAAAGGGCAAATTAATTCAACCGCTATTTGTGAATTTTCTGGAATGCCCGGAACAACAATACCGGCAAATTTTGAATTGATTGATACTAATAACAATCAATGGTTTTTAAAAAAATCCGTATCAATCTTACAAAACGGTACAGTAGAGGGCGAGGTTGTTGCTAACGGTACTTATAGCGCAGAAAGAAACACTATCACGAAAATGAAAAGCGCTATTGTAGGTTTGGATGCGGTAATTAATAAAACCGCCGCTATTAAAGGCACACCGCTAGAAAGCCGCCTAGACTTCGGTAAACGTATCAGAAACAGCGTAGCGATTAACTCACAAGGGATGGTAAACACCGTTTATTCAAAAGTTGCCAATCTTGAGGGCGTGCTAGATTGCTATGTTACTGATAATCCTACTGATAATGCTATTACAGTAGGTTGCACTAATTACAGTTTAGTGCCGCACAGTGTTTATGTGGCAGCGGTAGGCGGCGATGAAAAAGAAATTGCTAAAACAATATGGATTTATACCGGAAATGGTTGCGATTATAACGGTAATAAACAAATTGATATAGCGGATGACAATTATAAAATTCCTAAACCTACTTATAAAATTAAATTTATGCGACCTACCTCAACGCCTATCTATTTTCAAGTAAAAGTAAGGCGAGGCGCACAGGTAGATTATGAAAACACGGTTAAACAAGCGATTATCAATGAATTTAATAACGAAACCATTAATAGAATAGGACAGCCGCTATACGCTATGGAATACAGTAAGGCAGTTATTAACGCATTAACTGGAAGTAAATTACTAGATATTGATGTATCGCTTACCGCCTCAAATTATAGAGATTACGTGGAATTAGGTATCGACCAATATCCTACCGTAAGCGCAGATAACATAAAGGTATTATTAATATGATTGATGTTAAACAAACAATCATTAGCCAATATGCCAACAGTCCAATTATTTGCGGATTGATCGAAAGTTTAAATGATTGTTTAGACCCTAGTAAAAACATTGATGATTTTTACCGCACTATCTGGAATCTCTCTACAGCAGAGGGCATAGGCCTAGACATATGGGGGCGGATATTAGGCATAAGTCGTTATATTTTAATTACTGAAAAAAATCAGTTTCTAGGCTCTAGTTTGGCAGATAAGGATTTGCAAAATTTTAAGCTAAACACTAACTACAAAATGAATGATGAAATGTTCCGCTCTATGCTATTTATTAAGGCTTATAGCAACATCATTTATTGCACCGCTTATCATATCAATCAATTACTTACCAACCTATTTAAAAAGCGAGGGCGTGCGTATTACGTTAAAAACGGCACAATGAAAGCTCGTTATGTTTTTGAATTTAACTTATCAGCAGCAGAAAAAGCGGTTTTAATCAGTACAGATTTACTCCCTAGACCTACAGGTGTTTTAATTGATTATTATGAACCTGATATTACGAAAACATTCGGCTTTATTGAATCAGGGTTAGCACCATTCGGCGAAGGCGCGTTCTATATAGGCGATGCCTAACTATTAAATAGTTTCTCTTCTTACTTACACCCGCTCCAGAAATGGAGCGGGTTTTTTATTGCCAAAAAAAAGGAAAAGTTATGAATTTACCTAAATTACTTGCTAAAGCGTGGGCATTAACAGGATTAAAAAACGATATTCCGGATGATAGAAGCTCTGCCCTATCCGATGAACGTGCTACTTATTCAGACGGTTTCCCTCAAATCACAATGACGCCAATCGCACAAGGCGGTAAAGCACCGTCCGGCAAAGATATGAACGGCGTATTAAATGAAATTACCTCGCACATTGTTTTCCAGAATAAGGGCGGGAATTACCTTTTTAATCAAGAGTTTGCGGAGAAAATAGGCGGTTATAGTAAAGGTGCGGTATTAATTAACGATAATTACACCGCCTTTTTTATTAGCTTAGTTGATAATAACTTAACCAACTTTAACACAGTAAGCTATGCCGGCTATTGGGAAATAATCGCTACTACTGACATTAATGATTGGGTTAAACCTAAAACTATTACATCAAGCACTAATAACACTGTAGATAATACAGGGCATACGCATAATATCGATAAAGCTAGCACATCAAAAAGCGGTATTGTCCAGCTTACTAATGCGTTAGATAGCGACAGCGAAACATTAGGGTTAACCGCCAAAGCCGGTAAAACGTTAAAAACATTAATCAATGCATTAACAAGTAATCTCCAAAATTATATTCCCAATAGCAAAAAATCAAACTCTGTTATCTCTACCAGTTCTGATACCGTTGCTACCAGTTACGCCGCTAAAACCGCCTATGATAAAGGTGTTGAAGCGCTTAATGCGGCTAATTCCGCCGCCAACACGGCAAACACTAAACTAGATAAAAATGCCAATGCGGTAAGCGCAAGTAAATTACAGACCGCAAGGAAAATTTCTTTAACCGGTGCGGTTAGCGGTTCGGGAAATTTTGACGGTAGCGGCAATTTATCAATCAATACTGTTGATAATTTAACTATTGGTCTAGTCACTAGCACATCATCAACAGGTATATCTAATGCAACAACATCAAACGGCAACACTTACCTTAATGTTGTCGAAACAAGAGGCGGTGCGGCTAATGCGATTGGCTCTTCTACACGTGTAACCGGTACAGGCTTAGTTGATGTTTACAGTGATAGTTCCGGTGTTTTAACGATTAGAGGCAATAGAGATAGCGGAAAACTAAACACATCAGGCAATCAAAGCCTAGCAGGTAAATTAACTGTTGATGATATTTTACTAGCCTCTAATGGCAACCGCTCACTATCTCAAATAATTAATGCGTTTAACTGTTTATTTACCGGCAACCGTGACGGATTAAAAAATATAGTCAATAGTTGGGGGCAATCCGGCACTACTCCACTAGGTGTAAGTTACGATTTTTCAAATACTAATGCGTGGTGGATTAATTTTGGTCCGCTTTATGGCGGTCTAATTATCCAA